GTTGTGTGACCGTTTCGCTCACTGAAGGCTTTATTAATTTTGCAATATCGATCAAATCACCATTCTTGTCGACTTGTTCAATATCCATAATGTATAGAGCATCGAATCTTTCTTCAGTTGCTCTAATTGTCTCATCTGTGACTATTGGAGAACGAATGCCTGGAATTGCAAGAAGTTGAATATCAACATTTGTCGTGTTCCTCATAACCTCTAAGGCCTTAAGGTATGCAGAAACGTTTGGTCCTGAAGAGCGACCTCGATTTCCGTCATTCATGTCTGCAACGACTGCGGCGTTGTTGATGTCATTTTCATCTTGGTTGAAGATGTTAACACCGTCAAACCCACCCTGCATGATGAATGAGAATTTAAGGAACTTACGATTTTGAGAATTTGAAAGATCGCTTATTACTACTGCGCGGGTCTTTGCAGTTTCATTTGTAACGATATCACCTTTTCTAGCATAAGATGCATATTGCCAATCATCATTTTGTGCGACTGTTCCATTTGATCCTGTGAGAATTTGCACGTTTTCAAGCGTAAACAAGTTATTACAGAAACGATCTGCATCAAGAATACCATTTGAAGCCGTGTCTGCGACTCCGGAGTTATCTCCAACTATAACATTTGCATTAAAAATTGCATGAGTTGGAAAATGTTTTGTGAAGCTGTTAAAAGACTTATCTTGTAAATTTGAACTGTTTTGTTCCAAAACACTAGTTATGTGTTCAAACTTTGCGCCCCAATAATATTTTGAGTTTACCTGGGTTTGTAGTCCAGATCCATCGTTAAGATGATTTCTGAATGGAAGAGGAGGTTCAACTGCATTTCTTAGTTCAGTTCCTGAAGAAAGTGAACCAGAATCAACTCCACCGAGGGATGCTAAAGGAGCAGAGCCTGAAGTTACAAGATGTGCTATGCCTCTGAAGCCTAATGGCAATGCAGTAGGATCAATAGACATATCTGCAACGTCATCAGAAACCTCTACGCGAACATAACGAGAACGTAATGTATAGTTTCCTTCAATCACTAATTTTTGGGCCGCATCGTCGCGATCAAAATCATAATATGCGTTGACGTCTCCAAGAACCTTCGCGATATAACGATCAGAAGATGGATCAAGGTTGATACCTTCCCAACGTTCAAGAATCTTTGGATCGATATCTGTATCAGTCAAGCTACGAAGAGCGAGGCTGAATGAGCCGTATCTGTTCGTTGGATCATTTGAAGGAACGATATTATAGATTGACACCTTAAATTTATTTGAAATTCCGGCACCTGAATCCAAGGCATGCAATTTGAAAAGATTTACTGGTGATCCACCGAACTTCTGTGAAACAATCCAAGGAGATTTTGCATTTGAGAATCTGTCGCGGAATCCTTCAAAGTTTGGAACAGTTGAAGAACCAACATCACGGCCGAGAGAAGACGTAAGAAGGAATGCTGATCTTTCGCTTCCATTTACTGGAGGCTCTATAACAGCGCCTACACCAGTCACCGCAGCAAGAGATGGATGAATGTCCCAATGTGCGGCGAGGTAGTGACCTGCCTCTTGAATCTTATAAGGATCTGTGTTAAGAACCTTACTGATATAGTTCGCAGATGTTACATCGAAAGATGCTGTCAATACGTTTGGATATGAAGCGTCTGTTCCCTTGTGACCGTTAAGAAGAATTGTAAACTCTTGCTTTGAAGCTCCGCCAGAAGAAAGAACCAAAGAACCGAGTGATGTTCCCTTTGCGGTTGCATCTGAACCAATCAAACCTGATGTTGGTTTGCTTGAATCCAAACCAGCTGCTGAAGCTGAAAGACGAAGAACGACTCCTGATGGAGCCATAAGAACTCCTCTAACAAGAGGAACGGAACCATTTAAGATGCCATTAACGCTACCAACACCCTGCAATCCTGCAGAGCTAAGAGCGCTTGATCCTGCAGATTCTGACATGAAGCATCCCAAGAAGTAAGCCCTTCCAAGAACGCCATTAGAATTTGCATAAGGATTAGAAGACAAAGAACCGTCTGTAGATGATGGTAGTTGTTCACCTACGGTAAATCCAGCGTTTACTACGTCACCAGCAGTTGGACCAGAAGAAACCTTCTTTTTTCCATCTCCGACGCCAAGTACTCTAAGATATGTAACCGCAGTTGCACGTCTCATCCACTCAGAAACAGCAAGAGGACCGAATTTCTTTGAATCGCTCTGGCCGAACTTTGCAAAGAAGTCATTTAATGTACCGTAAGTGAGAGGAACGAAAGCCGGTCCCTTCACTGAAGTACCTATGATTCCCGCTGGTACGCCTGTCGGACCTGTTTCCGTTGGTCCAGTTAAATCAATCTCTCTTGTCGTTACGCCTGCGCTTCCAAACTTGAGCTGTGCCATTTATCTCGCTCCTACGATTTGCTTGATAAGTATAAGTTTACCTTCGAATTTTTCGGTATCAAACGAACTGGACACCAGAGTTTGTAACGATAAAGTCGATAGCTATGAATTCAATTGCCCTGGTTGGAACCACAACGATTCTACCATTAAGGCGGTTTAGGTCAACATCTTCTTGTGTGTTGTTCGTTTCATTCATCACGACCTGGTAGGCCTCGATTCCTGCCTGAGCCTGGATGAGACCGAGCTGAAGGATAGAATCTGCAACGAACTTGTTACGAACTGCTGGTGTGTTCTGTTCAAACACAACCCTGTTTGCGATGTTGATAATGAGTCTCTTCACCTCTAGAAGGAGGCGGCGAACGTTGACGCGATCCAACGCCGACTTCCTGATTTGTAGTGTC